ACTGTGCTTAAGATTGCAGAATTTAAGGGCAGTAGCATATTAACTTGTGATCTTTCGATCAAAGATGCTATCTTTTTACCTGTAGGTACTGTCCATAAACTGTCAGGGTTTGCCATACGAGAATCCTTTTATACAATGTATTTATCGGAATCAGATGGATCCTAAATCGATATTATAGTCTGCAGGTGCGCCGTATGTGCCAAGGTCAACTTCTACAGTTGAAACAAACAATTCTAATATACTTGAAAAGTCAGGAGTTATGTTGCCGAAGTCAAAACCTATGTTTTGTTTTGCCCAGTCTCTAATATCGTACCCATGTACAAGTCCAGTTAGATTACCAGTAAACGCTCCTGTAACTTCTGCGGCATTTACATTACTAACATTTAATAAATTAAATCCCTGCGCATCTAAATTGCCTCCTAACTGAGGTGTTAGGTCTGCTGCTACTTCTGTAAATGTTTCGTCTTTATTTGCTAACTCTATCCATTCGCCTGCATGAGAAAAGTAAGCAGCACTTGTGCTGTGAACATGCGCAAACATTCCATGGAATACAGTTGCATCCGGTAAATCATTTATATCTGCATAAACATTGTTATACTTTATTCTACCATCAAATGTAAATTCTTTAGTTACAAAGCTATCATCTTCTACATCTGATTGTGTAATACCATTTAAATCATTTGCAATTGTTATATTATCGTCGGTTGCTGTAAGCGTAATATTATCGCCGCCAATGATTTTTTTAAATTGCAACTCGTAGTTTATGCGATTATAGTATATACCTTCACCGGTATCACCTAAGTTAATTACAGTAGTTTGTTCATCGTCACGTAAGTCTAACTCTTCAAAGTTTTGATTTACTTTAATAAATGCTTCGCGAAGATCGTCTCCTGTCCCGTCATTTGCAACATTTCCGATGTTTATTAGTTGTACTGCCATTGTTGCCCCTTATGTACTAGTGTCATTAATAGTAACGCTTACTGATTCGCTAATGCCGTTGAGCGTTAATACAAATGTTTCTGTACCTTCAATTGTACTATCTGCAGATACAGTAAATGTTTTCTCTGCGGTATCACCTGACACAGTAAAAGTTCCTTCTAAAGATACACCAATATCTGCAGATTCAATTCCAGTAATAGTATAACCCACTATGCTTCCGTCTGCTACATCAGTTGTATCTAAATTGATAGTAAATGTGTCGCCCTCGTCTACAGTTGCAGCACTAGATGATAGGGTATAAGTTTTAATAATTGAAGTTTCTGTAACTGACTCGGTAAATGAACTTCCAATAGATATTTGTGTTTTTCTATTAAATTTATTATGTAAAAACTTATTTGCAGAACCTAATAAACTTCTATCATCGGAGTAGTCTGCATCATTGTCTACTGTTTGATATATTCTATCTGATTTAGAAATTTCTTTGAAATTACTTAGTGCTTGTGCTGGTGTTGCATCTGGATTTAACTGTAACCATAATGCTAATGTGCCCGCAACTTGTGGACTAGCCATTGATGTTCCACCTAGACTACCTATATTAAAGTTAGCATTAGGGGGATATGGTCCAGTTGTATAAACTGTTGTTTCGCTGAGTGTACTAAAGATTCTTGTTCCCGGCGCCCATGCATTTACACCTGGGCCTGTTTCCGAACTAGACGCCTTTTGCTCTCTGCCGTTGCTTGCTAAATCAGTGTCAATGTTCCCTACAACAAATGCTTCTTCGCTAAACGGACTTCCGCCTCTGTGATAGTAAACATTACCTACACCAGTTTTTGTATAATAGTTATCGTAATCTAATCCACCGTCTACGTCAATTTTTTGTTTGCTGTTTCCTGCTGCAATACACACGTGAACTCCAGCATCGATCAGTTCTTCAACGTCAGCATCAACTGTTGCTACTCTTACAACGTGTCTATAACCTAACCCATCAAATCGGCCCACCATACCTTTTGTTTCATCTCTATCTGTTCCAGTCCATGCAACACCTCTGTATTCGCCGCCTTCAATACTTGTAAAGTATGAACCATATCCCCAACTCATGTTAACAATAGTAGGGCGTTTTGCACCTGTAACCGGATCAACTGGCTTTGCTGCATGCCATTCTTTGATCACATCAAAACAATCAGTAACAGGTATACCAGTGTTTGGATCAGCAGTACCTTCTAGTCCTGCTACTTTAACTGCATAAATTTTTGCGCCCTTGGCCCAACCGTATGTTTTACCTGCTGCAATACCTGCACAGTGAGTACCGTGTCCGTCATAATCTGTATAATGGTCCACAGGCATCGATCCACCACCGCTGAAACCATCATACCAATCTAATTCTATTACTCTAGTATTACCGTCTGTGTCTGTAAAGTCAGGATGATTTGCTTGGATGCCGCTGTCCTGTATTACAATGTCTACACCTGTACCGTCTAGTGTATAGTTGTATGCACCGGATACATTATATCCTACATAAGGATTGTTTATTTCATTAACTCTTCGCAGACCCCAATTAACATACTCGCCTCGTGTGTCTGTTGTTTTACTAAAGTCGCCAGTTTGTTCAGATAAACGAATTATTTCAATATCATCACGTAAATCAGGACGTAATTCGCATGCTACTACTCGCACATCATTGTTGACGGCGGCTGCCTCTGCATCAGTAAGCATATAATGTGTGTTACGCTGAGATGCTGGACGAGCGTTAGCAACCGTAACACTTCTGCCTGGAATATCTCCTGCTCCAGTAGTTGCAATCATTTCTGCATTAAATGCATTATAATCTACACCTTTTTTCAATGTAACAATATATTCTTTTTCGCTCATTTGCTTTTTCCTATTTTATATATTTATCAGTATAATGCGTTCCAAGCAGCACCATCGTAGAATACAGGATAACTTACTACTCCGGACTTAGATGCTGGATCCCAATTTGTTCCATCTGCGGCTGCTAACATACCGCTAATTGGATTTAACGGCTCTGCATTAAGAGGAGTTAAATTCATTAAGTCAGACGTCATTGTGAAATCAACAGCATTAACCATTACACTAGAGTCATCTGCAAATACAGATCCCTTTATGTCTCCTGTAAACTCGCCGCCGCTTGTAATATATCCTGCTGTACTATGATCGCCCCAGCCAAACGCTGAATCCCAATTAGCACTATCTTCTATATTTGCTTTGAATACAGTACCGCTTACTCCGTCAATAATGACAGTTGAGTCGTCTGCAACAACACTACCTTTTAAGTCACCAACTACTCCTGCTGTTGCATTAATACTTGTTGCAATGTCACCAAAGAATCTAATATTTGTAGCAGTTAAGTTAACAAATGTATTTGATCCGCCTGGCCCAATACTAATTGCTTCGCCTGTGGTATTACCTTCAGTTGTAATACTAATGCTATCGTCTGCGGTAAGATTGTTTGCAATCAATGCATTTGTAAATTGTATAGTACCTTCGATAGTAGTTGTACTACTACTATTACCTATTGCAATAGTTGATGCTGTGCTTGTACCAATTTGTAGTGAACTTGCATCTACATTACCTGTAAGGTTACCAACTACATTACCTGTTAGGTCGCCAGTAAGTGTTCCGTTAACAGCATCTACTATAGCAGTGCTGTCGTCTCCAAATACACTACCCTTTACATCACCTACTAAGTCACCCGTAACACCTTCAGCTGCTATAATGTTTCTATTTGCGTTAATTACTTGTCCGGCGCCTGCTGATAAGTCTAAGTTTGCAGAAGCAACAATTTGTATAGGTCCTGGTCCAGTAGAACCACCATTTGCTATAGTCAGGAAGCCGTCATATGCTGCTGACCAAGTTTGGTTTCTTAATGTTCCGTAGAACTCTCCGAAAGTTTGTCCGTTAACAGCGTCTACAAGTACTGTACTATCATCACTGAATACACTGCCTGTTACGTCACCTATAACATTACCTGTTATGTTACCTATAAATCCAGCATTTGATGTGATTGTTCCTATAGCGTTTGTATTGCCACTAATTGTAACTGTAGCAAAACTACTTGTGCCAATGCTTGTTACATCGCCGCTTATGTCGCCCGTTACATCACCTGTTAGTGCTGCTTCAACTGTTCCGGCAACAAGAGTTTCTGCTCCCACTGTCCATTTGTCTATACTATCATCCCAAACTAATGTAACATTAGCTTCTGTACCTCTATCAATTTCAATACCTGAAGTAAGTGATGATACGCCTACACCAACTTCGCCATTGTTGAGTATAATAACATTGTCACTAATAGTTGTATTTTCTGTATCAACAGTTGTAGTTGTCCCGCTTACAGTTAAATTACCTGCAATTTCGACATTATTAAATTCTGAAGTCCCTGTGGCTGTGATAACATTTCCGTCAAACTGTCCTTTGTGTAAATCTACCCATGCATTGTTTTGTCTAATTTGTAATCTATTTTGTGTAGTGTTATATAATACATCGCCGTTTTGTCCTACAACATAATCTGCTTCTGTATCTGTTAATTGTGCAAATCGTACAGGTGTATTAACTACTCTAATTCTGTTGCCTGCTCTTAATAGCAAGTCCGCAACAGCATTTAGTTCAGCAAGACCTATTCCGCTTTCAAGACCCAGACTATCTGCTTGACCGTTATGTATAATTGTATTAGACGTATTGTTTTCGCCAATAACAACATCATAATTGTTTTGTGCTTCAATTACATTGTTAGCTGCTGCTGGTCCTGTATACAGATCAGATATAGTTGTTAATGATATTGCTGTAGTTGATGTAAGGTCTACTGTAGTAATAGTTGTATTATTTACAACTCCTACAACTTGTGATGCAACTCCGTCTATGATCATAGTAGAATCATCACCAAACACACTACCTTGTATGTCTGTATTAAATGTTGAGCCTTCGTCAAATAACCCTGCTAAAGTAGAATCTAAGTCTTCAGTTAACATATACCCAACATCATTTTCAAATTCTGATAGCGCCGTGGGCTGACCTTCTAATGCTGCATATGTAATCTTACCTGTAGCAGCATTAAATACTCTCGACTCATCGGAAGTAATGATATCTCCCATAAATTCGTTAGCGGTTACTCTATTAAAGTAAAGTGATCCTGTGCCTATATCAACATTACCAGCAGTAGCCGGCACAATTCTAGTTCCAATTTCAATTTCTTCAACTTCAATATTACCAATATCACTGAAAGGTCTAAATTCTATTCCATCACCGGCTGCATTAACTTTAACAAATTTGTCTGCTGAATTAGTATAGTCTACTGGAGTATCTGTAAGGTTAATAAAAGTTTGTGCAACAAGCCTATTACCATTTACAGTAATATCCGCAGCATTTATAGTCCCAAGTGCATCAACATCTTGTACTCTAACAATACTGCTTTCTCTAAGATCGAGATTGTCTCCCGCCGGTAACTCTTTAAGTTTATTACCGTCTGTTGTATCAATTACCAGTGGAAATCTATTTGCCATTCTCTAAATCCTGTTACTTATTATATTTATCGTTATATCGGCGTGTTGCCATTTACTGCATAAACTGCTGCTGCCAACTTATCCATTGCCTCTTTTAATGTTGTAGGACGTGGTATAGCCCATTCTGCCGGAACAGCTGGTGTATAATCTACATCACCAGTTAGGTCACCTACAACATTACCTGTTAAATTTCCTACTACAGTACCGTTTAAGTTGCCGTACAGTTCACCGTTAACTCCGTCTATAATAATTGTACTATCGTCTGCTGCTACAGTTCCTACTAAACTTCCGTAGAATGTGTTTGTATTTGAATCAAAAGCCTTTGTGCTATCTTGGCCAAACAAGTCACCTACGACATCTGCACGTTGACTAGCAGTACTTCCGTTAACTAATAACACTCCGTTTGCATCAACTTCTATTCTTGTGCCGTTTAGATAGATAAAGTCTTTGATGTATGCATCGGCCCAACGCTGGGTTGCACTTCCTAAATCTCTTGTGCCGTCTGCATCCGGTATTAAGTTGGCTGCTGTATTTGCAGGATCAACATTGTTACCTGCATATAGTTCTGAAAAGTTATCGTTTATCTTATCAAATGCAGTACGTAACGGATCACCATCTCCTTTGTTTGCACTTGTACCAATATTAATTGTTTGTCTTGCCATTTGGTGCCCCTTGTACTCTTATTCTAAGAATGTTATTCTGCAGGACCGCTTGACGCTCCTGCGGATTTTTTGTATCGTTGCTGGCCTGTGCCTTATTAGACTTTACCAATTTATCAACTTTAGGTTTATCCATTAGTGTTTCCCTACTACAACTTCGATAACACCTCTGTCACCGTCTAATTTATCTTCAAGTGCTTTACCAATAACTTGACCAACACCTGGATTATTATTAACTATTGCATATCCAGGTACAGCACTTGTTACTAGCATGTCACCTTTCTTAACTTCACCAATTACCTTACAAGGAACACGCCCTTGCAGTGCTATGCCTACAACGTTGTCGCCTTCTAATGTGCTATTCATTAAGTGTGCTGGATTTGTTGTAACAACTCCTGCTGCACTTGATTGGCCTTTGGCAGTACACACTGTAACTTCATCATCTCCGCCGAATACTAGTACAGTACCGGGCTCGTAATCTGCATCGCCTAAATAGTTCTCTGCCAAGTCAGCGTAATATGATTCTGTTGCAGTACCACGGAAACGTGTTGCATAGATATCTTTATACTTTGCAGTAGCACTACCTATATCGTAAGTGTTGTCAACATCGGGTACAGCACCTGTTGAACTAAATGTAAACGGTACAAAACTAGAACTTGTTGCAACATCAGCTGTAATAATACCAACTTCACCAGCAACAGTTTTACCTGTATTAGCACCGAGTGCAATACCTGTACTCGCCGAACCCTTTTCGCCTGCTGCTTCAATAAAGCTACTATAAATCCAATCAACTGCTATACTTGCTTCGCCGTTAAAGTTTGACGTACTTTGTAGTGTACTTTGTGCAACACCTGTTCCGCCAATATTAACACTGCCTGGTATCTCAACATCTGGTCCTGAATTAACAGCACCAGTTGTACCAACTGCTCTTAGTATTTCACCTTGTGCTGGAGTTTTGAATACAATAGTTGTAGTTTCTAAACCTAGGATTTCGTAATTAGGATCACCGCCGAGTATCAGTGAATTAACTTGTATGCTACCTGCATTATCTGTTTTAACAATACTATTGCTTTCGCCAGTTTTTGTTACATTACTGATACCATAGATACCGTCACTTTTCTTAATAAGTGCTTCGCCTGGATCCTCTAAGTTTGTAAGCAAGTTTCCTGCAACAAAGTCTGCATCAGCAAGGCCGCCGCCTTCTTGTATTACTGTACTAAACGGTACTTCGTCAATATCGTTGTCTGAACTATCACCACTCCAGTTACCTAGTACATGTCCGTCGCTAATGCGCTCGATCTTTTCTAACGGAAGTTGACCATTTTCAATTGTAATCCAGCCAGTTGTTGCTGTAAATACTTCGCTATCAAAACTTGCTACACCTAAATCAGTTTGACTGATTGCTACTGCATTGTTTCTAGTTGTTGCTGCATTTAAATTCAGTTTACTTTGCGCAATAGCTGCTGTAGCACTTACGTCACTGTTAACAATACTGTTAGGCTTCATCTGGAAGTTTAAAGTAGTATATCTATCATTTACAAATCCGTCATCTGATTCTCTGTTTGTGTTAATTATAATATCACTATCAGGATCTATTATACCGTTAGCCCATTCATCAACCGGGCCATCAAGAATCGACGCTTCTGCGCCGCCGAGTACAGTAATAACATCAGGATCAGGAGACTCTCCAATTGGTTTCCCGTCACTAAATTCTCCTAGTATCGGTGTGTAAATAATTTCAACAATGTCACCTTCTACGCCTTGACGTTCTATAACATCTACAACTGTACCTGTAGCGCCTGTAATAGTCCCAGATATAGAGTCTCCTCTATTAAATGGACCACTAACAATACTTCCTGCATCTACAATTAACTTTTTGTATTCTGTAGTTACAATAAATTGTCCTTCTACAACTCTATCTGCATTATAGGTTAACGAACGTAGATCTTTAACTTCGTCGTTATTTCCTCGACCATCATCTACATATGCCTTTGTAGCAGCGTCCGAATCACTGTTTGGAGTTGCAAGGTTAGTAATTGTATTACCAGCAGCGTTAAGATCATCTGTCATTGGTACAGCACCATTTGGAGCAAGAACACCTGGCCCTAGTTTGTTACTAACTGGTGCACCGTTAACATCGTATCCTAAACGTCTGTTAACATACCCACGTACAGCAAGTTCTGTTGGAACTGTATCAGCAGCGTTATCTGTCATTGCTGTATCTGTTGAGAATTCAGTAACAACAACACCACGTTTAAAGCCTAGACCATCAACGTCTGAAAGCGCAATACTTGCAGCAAATGTAACTGTACCAGTACCTTGATCCACACTAAAGAATCTACCAACTCTAAAGATACCGTTTTGATCTGTACTTACGTAGAACACTCTGCCCTTACCGCGTTCTTCAACTTCGTTTGCAGAGTTTTTGTCAGCAGGCTCACCAAAGATAACATTTGGATAGTTTGAATCGTTAAATCCGCCTGTACCAACATCTAGGAAGTCATGTGACGTAGCGCGACAGGTTGAAATATTAACTGTAACATCGCCCGGTGCCCCAGCTTTTAGACCAGCTCTAATAGTTGTTACTACACTACCTAGTACTACTGAACTATAAATTCCTACATTATCGTCATGGTTAATTGTATCTAAATCTGCTATATCAACGATAATGTATTCGTTATCTTCTGCTAATGGTACAACTGTATCTGTAGCGTCAACTCCTCTTGCATTATAAACATAATGCTTTTTACCTTGCCATACAAATATCGGCGCCTCAACTAGTGTATTCTGTGTCCATCCAATTGGTCTATTAGCTTCTGGAGTTCTAGCATTGTTATTAAGTCTAAATAATTCATTATTATCTAATGTTGCTTGACATGCAATAACAACATCGCCTGCTGTTCCGCCTTTTGTACTACCAGCACCGGATAGAGCGGTTTCTTGTGCCTTTGCAGTATCAACCAATATTCTGATATAATCATAACCTTCGTCAAAGCCTGCTTGTAGTTGACCGTTTTCTAATTCATTACCTATACTATCACTGTTTAAGAAACTAATTGAACGATAGATCTGTCCTGGATTTTCGTCAAACAGTACTGCTGTTGAAGGTCTAATACTTAATACATCTGGTCTTGCCAAATCACTTATTATATGTGTTTGGTTACGTCTGTATTGGATAAGTGTTCCCCAAGGAACATCTCTTATAAGACCGTTTGTACTAAACTGCGAGTCACTTGTACTAAAGTTAAGTTTAAATACTTTACCACTGTACATTGGTGTGCTAGCTTCCTTCCAGATGTTACCTGAGGCACTCGCACTAATTATTGCACCATCATCATCTACTGAATTTACAGTTATTTTACAATCATTGTCAGGCGTTACACCGCCTAGTTCAACTCCACTTACTGTAAATGTATCGCCTATGGTATAATTAACACCTTCGTTTTCAATTGTTACAGTATAGCCGTTTGCAATAGTCTTTTGGATATTAAATAATCCATCAGTAGCTGCTATATCGTCTAGTACTACTGTTGGTACAATATCTCCAGCTACTCCGACATTTACATATTCGCCTACTGTATGGCCCGCTAAGTTAGCACTTGCACATTCGTATCTTGCAAGAACTGGAACTTCAGGATGAAAAACATCAAATTCTGATCTATTTGAAGGATTCTCTTTAAAGTCGTATGCATATAAGAATAAGTTTTCTCTATTGTTTCCATAACCTGTTGAATCAACATCTGCCGGAACACTATTTGGACCTAAATTAGTAACTGTAGAATCTCCAGTAATCGGTCCTGTAATTTGTAACTCGCCTGTAGTATCAAATGCACCTGTTACTCCGGTTAGATAAACGATTTTTGTACCTGTAGTTTCTGGTCCATTTTCTACAGTACTATCGTCTAAATCCGGTGTATTAACTGCAACAGTAGCTTCTGCTGTTGAAGTTGGCTGATAAATTACATCCCCTGCCTGTAATCTAATATTTCCTGTTAGATACAATATCACATCAGCATCAAACACTCTTGCACTCTCAACCATGTCTTGTCCAAGTACAATCGAGTCTGGAATTTCGTTTGGATCTGAACCTTCAGCAACAAGACCGTATTCGCCATAACATGATGATCCTGTTAGTGATCTAATCTCCGAACCGTTCTTAGCATAGTAACTGGTCCAACAGTAGTATGTAAACATACTAACCATTTCTGATAGCGCACCATTTACAGCAACAAGACCGTAACCTTGGTCGTTAATTTGTGTAAAGTCATTACCTAAGATACTTCTGTTACCAGCTGTTTGTAGTGTAATTGGCAACGGTGCATTGATGCTTTGTAATATAAAGGCAACAATTAAATTTTGATTTCCTAATATTGTATCATATGCCGAAACATATTCTGACGATGTCCATGCCGTTGATGGTGTAATATCAGCTGGAAGATTAACTGTAGAATCTAAATCAATTGCATCGTAGATTATTTCTATCAGATCTGAAGCTTCAGTTGCTTCTGTTGCAGTTGCAGGATTTCCTGATGTAGTTTGTAGCGGATAAGTTTCTTGTACAATTTGTTCAACAATATTTGCAAGTTCTTCATATGCTGCTACTGTAGGAGCTCTTTGTTCTGCAGGCTTTACAGCTATGCCGTCATCAAAGTATGATCTTGCTGCTAGCTTCGAACCTAAATTAGTTCCATACTGTATGTCAAAGCTAATTGCATCCAGAATATACTTTACATCTCTTTCACACTTCGCACTATCGTAAGTTAAATCAGGATAATTTGCTGTGAGCCAATCTGTAATTTCTCCAGCAATAAAGTCTTTGTTACTTTGTATTAGTATTCTTGCATAATTCTTGTTAAGATCGCCTGTTGGAACACTGTCGAATGTTAACGTATCTGCACCGCCTGGACCGTTTGTTATAATGTCTATAACTTCGTTGTAAGCGGCTGCTACTCTGGTTGTAACTAGAAGATTTCCATTGATTCCGTTTAATTCTAGTGTTTTATCTCTACCAACTTCGTATGCACCTGTAGTTTGAGCAAGCTGATCATCTATAACCACTTCGGCAATGTTTCCTCTGTGATAAGCAAGACCGTTGTATATTGCAAAGAAGTTTGTACCTAACACAGTATCGAGTGCAACGCCTTCGACAATATAGTTTGAATCTCTTTCACACTTTTCTTCGTTAAACTCAAATTCACCAATGCTGTCTAAGTCAATACCCGAAGCAAGTTGTGATGTTCTTCCGGTAAAACCGTCACCGTCATTTGAATTTCTATCAAGAATTAGTTCAGCTGTACCAAAGTCTGGATCATAAAGTGTTACAGCATTAACCTGGAATCGTCTGCCGTCAATATAGAACGCACACGGTGTTTGCGGACGTCTAACAAATAAACCTTGTGGTTCTGCTTGTGAGCCTAAACTTTGTATTTTTAGCCTAAACGGGTCACCGTCAACTCTTTCAGTAACCTGAACAGCTGAGTTACCGACAAACGCATCAACAAGCAAGCCACCTCTAAATACTTGCTTATTATCTGACTTTGCAAAACCTGTACCTGTTTGACAATACGGTGATTTAGTTAGGATTTGTCCTTCTGGATCAAGAACCATTTGGAAGCCGCCATGTCCTTGCCCTGTGATGTTACGTATGATAGTAGCGTCATTCATTAAGAACACATCCATCTCATCATTTCTTAATGGCGGATTATAGTTGGGGTCAAATGCAAACTTAACTGTATCAACTAGGTTTTGTATTACAGTATCGATACCGTCAACTTCACGCCAATACGCTGCAACTTCTGTTGCATTAAATGTGCTTCCCGAAGTATTTTCAATTGTACATTGATAATATCTA